AAGTCTTTGGCATCTCGCATAACATCAACTTCTTCGGGTCTCCAGAAGAATCCCAATTGTTTGTCTGTTAACTTGTCAAATTGTCTGTACTTTAGTGTCTCGTAACGCTGGACCGCAGTGGGACCTGCGCTATCTAAGAACGCCAATTTTTCAGTGTGTTTTTTCTTATCGTTTAAATTGAATACGCTCATTGTTGTTCCTTTATATATCTATGCAATTCTTCTGCTATAGTTGCATGTGCAGCCGCAGTAGGATGGGCAGTAGCTCGATCCAGCTGGCCAATTTGCTGCAATTGCTTTACTGAGTTATGCGAATATGCACCTAGTAGATTTAGCCATGGCACAGAATTATTCGGTGCTGGAATATTATTTACACTGCATAGCAAACTTAACATATCATTATTCTGTTCTTCAACTCTATAAAAATACTTTGACTCTATGTTAGAGAAAAGATCCTTTGCATTATAACTTTGAAAGCTGTTGAAAAACAAGTGATCTATGCTCAAATTATTCAAGTATCCGTTTAATAATGTAATGTTCTTTCCAAGTTTCTTTAACTCGTAATCTTTGTTCCAATGGTTGGAAAAATAATGTTTAACTGTATCTTTAAGATCAGGGTGTCTCATATATCCGGTCATTGTGCAATTCTCTACCTTGCCAATGGAGTCAATGTACAGGTCCCATCGATAAATGCTAGTCAATCCCCATATAACATAAACCTTAGAATAATTATTTTTATTTGATTCAATAAAATCCACTAGTCCCTGCAATTGCCTTTCATTATTAGAACCATGTGCAGCAAGTAAGACCAATTGATCTAGTCCTAATTGCTGCCTAAGTAGCCCTGCAAAACTCAATGTTTCAACTACCGTAGGATCCTCAACATGATCAAAATTTAATGTAGTCGCAGCAGGATCAACGTCGATAGCTTTTGCTGCTACCCAACTGCATCCTGCTGCAATCAGTACACTGGGCTTCATATCACACAGCTATCGCAGTTTGCGTCATCGTCAATGTCGGTTGGCATTTGCAGGGCTGTAGACATTTTATCAACGTCAATTTCGCCCTGGCCGTCGTTGGTGTTGAAATAGTAAAGTTGTTTAGTTCCGTATTTGTAGCACATGATCAGGTGCTGGAGCATCTCACTCATTGGAATCTTTTCGTCTTCGTAGAACTTGGGATTATACGAAGTGTTGACACTAATGCCTTGATCAATATATTTCTGTAATACTGCACAAAGTTTTAAGTAGCCTTCAGGAGATTCTTGGTCCCATAACAATTGATACTTGTTCTTGAGTTTCTTAAATTCAGGTACAACCTGTTTTAATACGCCATGCTTGCTTTGCTTCACTGATACATAACTGCGCGGAGATTCAATACCGTTTGTGGCATTACTGATCTGTGCACTTGTTTCTGCCGGCATTAGAGCCATTAGTGTTGCATTGCGGATACCATAAGTTAAAATTTGTTCACGGAGGGCACGCCATGGCATACGCTCTTTGTGTTCTACTAGTTCGTCAACTTCTTTCTTACGTGTGTCAATTGGAAGGATGCCATCTGCATACTTTAACTCTTGCCATAGTTCACACGGACCTTGTTCCTTGGCCAAGTCTGCACTGGCTTTGATCAAGTAGTAGCTCCATGCTTCTGCATATTCGTCGACTAGTGCCAATGCCGCTGGATCACTGTAAGATACATCATGCTTGGCCAAGAAGTAGGCAAAGTTGATAATACCGTTACCAATTGGACGGAACTCTTTAGTGGCAAGTTCTGCTGCTTTAACTGGATAGTTCTGATAGCTCAACAATGCATCTAATCCACGCACTGCCAATGTACACATACGTTCAAAATCTTGTGGCTTCTTAACGTTGCCCCAGTTTTGTGCACTCAATGTACACAAAGCAATACGACCCATTTCATCATTAATGTCATTTAATGGTTTAGTGGGCAAGTCGATTTCAGTACACAAGTTACTCATTTTGATAGGATGTAATTCTTCTTTAAAAGGACTATGCGTATTTGCATGATCCACGTTCATTAAATAGATACGACCTGTGTCTTTGCGCTCTTGCATAAACTTGGCAAACAAATCCGCTGCTTTAAATGTTTTCTTGCGTAGTTTGGTATTGCGTTCTGCACGTTCGTAAAGTTCTTTAAAGCGCTCTTGGTTGTTGAAGAAAGCTTCGTACATTTCCGGCACATCGTGGGGGCTAAACAGGGTAATATCGCCGCCTTGAATGAGTCTTTCGTACATTAATTTGTTAAATTGGACGCCGTAATCCATCTGGCGTACTCTGTTATCCTCTGTGCCTTTGTTGTTCTTTAATACCAACAGATCTTCTACTTCTAAATGCCAAATTGGATAGTATGCTGTGGCTGCGCCGTTACGCACGCCGCCTTGGCTGCAACTACGTGTAGCTGCTTGGAATAGCTTTAAGAATGGCGTAACACCAGTGTGGTATGCGTCACCTGAACGAATGGGACTTCCAAGGGCACGAATACGACCTGTGCCGATTCCGATACCGGCCTTTTGACTTACGTACTTGACAATTGAAGATGCAGTGGCATTAATGCTGTCTAAGCTATCGTCTGACTCAATGAGTACACACGAGCTGAATTGCTTTTGAGGAGTACGCAAACCAGCCATAATAGGTGTGGGCAAACTAATGTCAAAATTGCTGATACCGTCATAGTAATCCTTGATCCATTGCATACGTGTTTCTTTTGGATAGGCCATAAACAGTGTTGCAGCAATCATCATGTATGCCACTTGCGGAGTTTCAAATATTTCGTTAGTAACACGGTTTTGTACAAGATACTTACCGCGCCATTGCTCCATGGCCACATAGGTAAATGTTTCATCACGCTCGTGCTTGATATACGAGTCCATTTGATTGATCTCGTCTTCTGTATAATTCTCTAGTAATTCTTTTGTGTAATAGCCAATGTCAGTATTGCGCTTAACCAGTTGCAACAATGGCCATGGCTTATATTCCCCGTAGACTAGTTTGTGAATGTGATAAGTTAATAAACGACCCGCAACGTATTGATAATTTGGATATTCTTCGCTAATTAAGTCTGCTGCGCTTTTAATAAGCGTTTCTTGAATGTCTGTGCTTTTAATACCATTATAAAACTGTACATGGCTATTAATTTCTACTTCGCTAGCACTAACTCCTGTGATTCCTTCTGTCGCCCAAAATACAACTTTATGTAATTTCTCTAAATTTAGCGGCTCTTTGCGTCCGTCTCGTTTTGTAACTTGAATTTGTGTCATTGATACCTCTTAATATTATTCTATCTTTAAATCTGCGCTTAGTAATGTTTGAACTAACGTTAGTGTTTTATCGAACTGTTCGTTATTTACGAGTTCTCCGTCAATCAAATTAAGAATATATTTCCCCTGATTGATCCATGCTAAATTATAGACGTGTCTCGATTTTGGATCCACGTAGCTTCTATACTCAATGTCTATGTCGGATTTATGTACAGTTAATGATATAGTATAAATTATTCCGAGACATTTTGCAATATCACAGTAGTAGTTTTCGGTGATTAATTCCCAGGGATTTGGCCACGCAGAAGGATCTGCCGGATCGAGGTAGTAGGGATTAAATGGAGCTGTGGCCCATAGGTCTGCTGTACGTGATAACGCCTGGTCAAGAGGCAACGAATCTAACGTGTTTCGAAAATCACGCCAGGACCTCAAGCGGTCCTCGGCACTTAGTTTGAACATTAATTAATTAGTGAAAAAATTTAGACTGTAAGTTAAAGTGGCATTGCTGGTTGAAGTATATTCAATGTCACCTGTTGTTGGATTTGCTCTTAGAGAAACTCCAGAGCTTCCGGATTCAACACACTCATCAGAGTAGTTGTATGCTCCACCAAAGCCCGTTGCTTGCAACGTACCAGAACACTCGCCAGTGGCTGATGTTATTCTGTATCTTACGTTTAAGTCAACATACGAAGATGGAATTTGAAGTAGTGCAGCAGATACATAAGTGCCGCTAGTGGGCAAGCTGACCACAAGTCCCGGGGAGCTTGTGATTTTACCATTGACTAATCCGCGGTCTTGGCCAAAGATGTAGCTAGTATAGTTGTTTGTTTCAACATACGGAAAAGACAAGTCACCTGTGACTACACGTTGGAATGTGTCTCCAACGCTGAAGTTGTTGTCGCTGAAGAATGAAATAACAGGAGTCTGTGCATGACCAGTTGGATTAATAACAGGGGCGTCTGCTTCGTAGTCAGCTAGGCCAGAACGGTCAAAATAGTTAGCTTGACTTACAAAACTTCTAGAGTCTGTGCCACAATAAACCGCTTCAGCGGCAGTGTAGTGAAAATAGTTGTCAAACATAGCAACACCGGCAGTTTGTTGACCTGCACTGTCTTTGCCTGTTGTTACGCCGTAATACAAGTGATTAAAATAACTGCCTGTGATACTAACGCCAATGGTTGTGTTGTTTAGTTCTATACCATAGTTGTGATCAATAAAGTCACATTGGCTAAACACAATGTTTTCTGCAGGCTCATAGAAGCTTAAATTGTTACACGATACACCAGCAACGCCGGTACCTTTGTCTACATCATATGCCGCCGTACCGCCATAGACTGCAAGGTCTGGTGTTGTAGTATGTGCCATACCTCTAAACTGAACTCTGTTAAAGTATGTGCCATAACAGCCGTCGATTACAAAGCAACTTTGGTCACCCTGTGGACGTTGGTGATGAAACTTCATGTCACTGATGTGATACTCTGCCGCAGTGGGTGTCGCACTGGTTACAGGATTTGCTTGCCCAAACGATGTACCGTATTGGTAAAACTCGTCAACTAGACGCATCAATGGCTTGGCCATTGTACTAGTAATAACAGTGGTGTTTTTACCTTCTCCTTGTAAACGACTATACGGTGGCAGGTTTAGTGTGTCGCTAATAATATATGTACCAGCTGGAAAGTTAATTGTTCTGTGCTTGTTTTCCAATAACGTCAATTGGTTACCTGCGTACACACGATCAATTGCACGTTGGATAGCTGCGGTGTCATCTGTAAAACCGTCACCTTTTGCTCCAAAGTCTTTAACACTAACATAATCATCTAACTTGTCTTGTAGTGTACGCACAACAGGGTGCAACGGATCAGGTCCGGTTTCGACTGTAAAGCCTGCTGATAAACCTTTGAAGGTATAAAAGCCCAAGAAGCTAAACAGATCGCTGTGTTCTGTTAAGAGTTCTGTTACTCCTTCTGTAGGAGCGCCTTCCTCCACGGTTCCGTTACCAATGTACAACCTACGTTGATCGATACTCCACCCAAGTTCTGCACTAGCTAGTTGTGGTAAATCTTGTTGTAAACCACGTCTATGCTGAATTCTACTAATTTGAAGAATAGCCATTCTAATATCCCAATAATACTATATTTAGTTTGTCAGATAATATAGCTCAACTCGTTTGGTCCATTCGTCAGTCCAGTGTGCAAATTCTTCGCCTGTGATTTCAAATTCCAAGTATTCTGGGGTAGAATATCCGCCTTCTGGCAGTTCTTTTGGCTGACATGCCATTAAAATAACCCCAGTATCTATTTTGGTATTAAAAGTATGGTTGTGTGCCTGTGCATAGGCTGCTAATTGCAGAAAGTAATCACTGATATACTCCCGCTTTTTCACACGATTGCTTTGCTTAAAGTCCAGAATAGCGGGCTTGCCTTTCCATACACCAATACAGTCTGTTGTACCAGCATATAACCCACTATAATACACCGGAACTTCGCTGCCCCAATACTCAGTTACATTGGGTTGTAGTCCTTTAAGAATAACTTCTGCTGCCATAAACCAACTTGGGTGTGCAAACGGGTTGCTGGGCAAAGGCTTCATGTCATTGCTCAACACATAAGACTCAAGATAACTGTGCATACGAGTCCCCCGATTAGCTGCTTCTGTGGTAATTTCTTGGGCTCGTTTTTCCCCTGTGCGCTTCTTCCAATTGAGTAGGGCTTGTTTGCTTTCTTCGCTTTTGGTCTTGTCTAGTATAGTAGTGACGCTGGGTACTTTGCTACCGTCCGGCAAACAATAGTGTCGTTTACCCTCAACGGTTGTTCGGTTTAACGGAGTGTAATTGTATGGTGATGTAATCATTATCTAGCCTTAATATATTCTTTGTATAGTTGTTTGTTCTTTGCTGCAACATGGTATAGCTGCTGTATTATGTCCTCTCTGTCCGGGGCATCGTAAATGTCCTTTAACATATTCATGGCCATGTTTATTCTCCACGTCGGAGTAACTGCCCGGTCATATTCTGGATTCAGCCATTCATCAAATATGTTAAATCCCTGGCTCTTTAAATTTTGTAGGCTACCGGTTCCGGAAATCAACACAAACGGCTTGCCAATGGCCAGGCATCTAGCAGTCTTTTCAGTGACCCAGAAGTCACTAAATGCATCAGTCTCGGATATAATTTCAATCTGATACTGGTTACACACATTGGGATATTGTTTAGTACTGGCTGGCCAGTCTATCATGCCTGAATGGTGTGTACTTTGCATGTCAACGTCAAATGTCTTGTTTTCTAACCAGTCCATCTCCTGCTGGTACAACGGCATAAAGTGTCTGTATTCGTGTTGCACCTGTTGTAGCTTAGGTTGGAACACTACAAAGTTATCATTGGGAAATGCATGGTCAATTGAGTACGCAAGTCGTAACCTGGTAGGATTAAATCTTCCTAGTAATGCACCAACAAATTTGCCATTGGCATAGTCATGTACAAAATTATCAGGCAAGTAGCTGCCGGTACTATGGAATATACCTGGGCTCATCGGTATATGCTCAAACTCCTCAGTATGAGGGTCGTGACTCTCAATGGTAATTTGCTCTAATGGAATATTAAAGTACTGTCTAATATTTCTTACACAATCAATAAAGTTACTGAACTGCGTATTTTCCCCATCCCAGAAAAATATGTGTATCTTTTGTCCAATGTAATTCATGCTCAACACATCAAACAACAACTCTTTCTTAGTCATTGAATAATCTTTGTGCACAAATAGATGACCAGCAATGGTAATCTTATGGGGAGTAATTGTTACTGCCTGTTCTATCATAGTTTACTTAATAGATAGTTGGCCCAAATAGCATGACCGTGTTCGTTAGGATGACGACTGTCTTCTTTATAACAGTATTGGCATTGGTCTAACAAGTCCATTCTAGCAGCAGCACGATCCATAATGTCTAGTACGTCGGGAAAACGTGAATCATAGTTCATTTGATCTATATGCTCACTAACAACAATATGTGTTCCGTTTTGTATTTGTTTACCCAGCATGACTTCTAACCAGGACTCCTGGCAAGGCATTGAACTCGCACCATCTGTAAAGTTGTGAGCCACTAGAAACTTAATATGCGGATGCTTTAGCATTATGAATGTTAGTTTTCCGTATGTTTCAAATAATATTTTTTCTAATACACGCTGCTGTGTACCTAAACTTTTGTCTATTAACTGTAGATCTTCGTGCCTGCCCGATTCGGTTAATGTCACAACGCATGTTATGTCTTTGTACGTCTGAAATGAGTCTAACCTGTCTAACAACAGCGACACCCAGTTTACCATTAATATATTGGATCCACCGGGCAATGCTAGATTCATCCAATCAACGTCCATAGTCCGGGCCATCAACTGTCCGTAAACGTGATCAAGGCGGTATTCAGTGTCATCTCGTCCCTCACGGACTTTGGTATTGCCAAGGCTATCTCCGTAGGTCCAACTGTCGCCTACTGTAATTAACAGTTTATCTGTTTCAAATCCAGCTTGATGGCGAATTGAAAACGGATTAGATATCATTGACCAACTTGGTACTTCAAACATAATTGGTTAGGTCCAATTTGTACAGTTTATCCCACTGTTGGTATACATAGTTGCGAAAGTTGTTTTTGTTTTGCTGACATCGACCAAACAATCGTTGATATTCTGCCGCTGGATCTTTGACACGTTGAATTGCATCAACTGCAACCTGTGCATACTGAGCTTGGCGCATGGGATCAGCTGCCATTTCGTCAACTAAACGATAATCAAATATATCTTCAAATACGTCAAACCCCGATTGTTTTAAATGCTCACGTAACTTTGGTTGACCGTATACAAAGAATGGGCGCATGCCCAGAATAGGCTTCCAAGTCTTTTCACTTATAAAGAAATTGTAAGGATCAACATTACTAAACTCTGTTTCAGTTACTAAGCACAGGAATGATTCTTTCCACACATTCATATTACCCAAGCTGAAAATATCATTGCGTATCTTGTTACTAACAAAGGTTTCCTCAACGCCGAGATTTCCATATTCGTCTGCAATACCTTGTTCTTCCCTAAACTCAGTATCGACTACAATGGCCCTGTCACCAGGTAACCCTAAACTAATGTGTCCGCTACCTTGTAGTCCTGCATCTAGAAGATGGTGCACTAACTGTATCCTGTGCGGATGTGGCTTGCGATTCAAGCAGATATACTTACGTGCCGTGTCTCTAATGGCAACATCGTGTTCTTCGTAATTTTGAAAATACAAATCACATACCATAGCCCAGAAGTCAATACGATACTGCACAGCATTGCCTAGTATCAAATAAGGCTTGCCAGATTTTTCAATGGCTTCAAATATTTTAGGAACTACAGGGTCAACAAAATTGTGACAGATAATAAAGTCTGGGTTCTTGTCAATGATGTCTTGAGAGATATTGTCTTCGTGCATCCATGTGGGGTTAATGATCATTACCCTGTTGACGTTTAGCTGTTCTCTTGCTTTGTTTTCTAATATCGAACGTATTAGTTGTTCAACCCTACCGGCTTTCCATGCATAAGGAAACCCATTGGTGTGCTTAATTATTTCCATTAATATTTGATTTCGGAGTTCTTTCGTGACGAAACCCACATATGTGGGTTCCAGTAGTGTTATTACTATGTGTCATAGTAACAGTATAGACAACTTAGCTTCGTTTTGCAAGAGCCCGTTTAGCCATACCGTCAACTGTTTTAGAAGGATCGCCTGCAGGAGCATCTGCTGCACCCAATGGGTCACTTGGATCTTCGTCTCCGCCAATGATCGAATCGGCTGGTTGCAAGTAAATGTACTTCTTACCAGTTTTAGGATCATCTTCGGGCTTGCCTTTGACCAACTTCTTTACAGTTTCGTTATCGTTCATGGCATTAACTAACAATGTGTAGTTGAATGCCTCGTTGCCCGGGATAGAAGCAACACGGTCGATAACGGCATTGATCGATACGCGAGGAGTCACTGCGTTACTAACCGCGGCCTCGTCACGTAATCCATATAGGACCGTAATTAAGGCCTCGTCGCCGCGAGTATCTGCTTCGTCTTCGATGGGGTCAAGCCCCAAATCATCTTCAAATATAATATCGCGGATACGCATATTAACGACGACTTCTACCTAATTCAGGAGTTGCAGTGTCTTCAATGTCGCCGCCTACAGCAGCAGGCTCAGCATCAAATGTATCCATATCTGTGTCTAAGTCGCTAGTGCCCATTCCCATGTCTGCGCTACCGCCCATGCCGCCAGTAGGGTCACTACCCATACCGCCCATGCCCATTGGAGTACCAACGTCTTCTCCGGCTAGTGCACGAACAGCAGTATCACTGCCTTCACGTGCTGTGCTCAATGCTGAATACAATTCAGTTAACATTGGGCTAACAGAAGCCTTGAATTGTTCTGCTTGTTCGCCACCGATTTGGTCACGGATAGTGTCAATCAATGCAGGAACTTGTTCGTTTTGGATCTTGCTGATCTTTTCTAGCATGTCTTGTACACTGTCAACAATGTCTTTGGCAGCTAATACAGCTTCACTACGACCCATTTCGCTTTCTAGCAAACCTTGTTCGCTATTGAGCCACTTGCCTAGGCCTTCTTTAACCAACATTAACTCAATGTAACGTGGATTCTTTTCAGCGGTGTGAGCGCCGAAGCTTTTTCTAATAGAGTTCATGCTCTCTGAAAGAGCTTTGTTTAAACGTTGAGCTTTAGCATAGCTCATGTTATCGTAATCCACTGTAAACCCAAAGCGGCTTTCCATTACTTTGTTGATTTTCTGTGGTGTTACTGCTGTGTGCATTTCTGATAGTCGCATAGTTGTTATTCCCAAACTTTATTATATTTAGCCTGCTTGTGCAAATTTGATATTTTGTTTCGAGCATTTTCCAGTCTCGATTGTGCAATTTCTAACCGAGATTGCCTAATATCAGCAAGATCATAGTCGTTTATCTTAATTGCACCTGTTACTGCACGGCGTAGGCTCAGTACATCTGTATAGTTTTTATTTATTTCTGTGTCCCACATCAATATTTGGTCCGCTGAACGATAAAAACTTTTAGAAGTATAGATTGTAAACAGTACTGCACTTACTTTGTTCTCGAATCTATGGATGAGTTCGTTGTGTGCATTATATACTTCACAAGTCTTGTTCTGCAACACTTGTAAACGGAAACGCCCAATCTTGTAGCCATTTTTAGTGGCTACAATAATAGGTGTGTCTTTTTCTGTTCGTATTCTAACAATCTCTTTGTTAGTCCAGTCTTTGATGTAACTGGCAGCATAGTCGATTGTTTCTAGGATTTCCCTAGGAGTTTCTTCAACGTATTTTTTTCTGATAGATGATTTGGCCATTTTCATTGAGACGTAGCAATACGTCCTGCACTGTTAATTGATTTGCAATGACTTGCTCTCTTTCACTGAGAGACTTTTTGTAGATCTTAGGTTCTTGAGTAAACCTACCCAATAGATCCGCTTGTTCGTTTGTTAACGGTAGGGTAATGTTATTGATTAGTTCAACTACTTTCATTTTAGATGTACTATTAATGTAATTATTGCACCAACCAATGCACCAAATATAGTGGTTCCAATGGCAATGATTGTTTTGTTAGACTCGTTGGGCGCCGAAGCAATTGCTTGTTTTACCTCGCTAATTAGCGTTTCAATTTTTCCCATACGAGTATCTAAACTCTCCAGACGTTCGTCTAGATTTTTATAACGCTCTGCACATAACTCTACGTGTGCTTCAAGGCTTTTCTTTTCAATATCTGTGGATGCCATTTTGGTCCGGTCTCTCTTATTTTTATGTCACTCAGTGACTCATTTTTTATTTATTCAGCCCGGATCTGTTTAAAGTATATGTTTTTAATTGCACCATGAGGATAGAAGATAGGCAACATAAAACGTGCTGTCTCTGCTAGTCCAACTATAATAGGCACTTGCTCAAAATCTTTAATCAGACCACCTAGCTTTTTACCAGGAAGATCGTAAACCTCTGACTGGTCCACTGTCCAAGTCCATGTCCACACCGCTTGTTCGTTGGTATATAAATCACCAAACTCAAGAAGACTTAAATCAAACGTCACCTTAACAGGCGAAGTAATATTTTGTGGTTGGGATCTTAGTCCCATGCACTGTAAAACAGTTTCCCAATTTCGTTGTTGGTTACGCTCAATGCTGTCCGGATCGTTACTGCGAGTAACACCAGTGGCAGTGATGTCCACTAATGTAATTCCTTGAAATAATTGTAATCCGGTATTGCTCATACAGTATTTAGCGGCCACAAAAAAAGCGCCTAATAAGACGCTCTTTTTGATATTAGTGTTAACTAATGATTAGGCTAGTTTGAAGCCACTGTTTGTAACAGTAACGCCGCCGCCCATCCATACGTTTGCGCCAACACCGATGTTGCCAGCGATAGCACGTAAACGTGTTTGGATACCTGTTGCGTCAGTTCCAGTTGCTTCAACTAAAACGCTCAATTGACCGCCAGTTGCTTCAACTTGGTACATAACAACAGTACTGTCGATAGCGATTTGACGCAAGATGGTTTCAACTGCACCACCTGTAGCCATTTCACCAGCGCCAAAGTTTTGGCTGTTGCCTAATAAAATTTTCAATGCTGTAGGAACTTTTGTAAGACCTGTAGCAATAACGATGCCAGTGCTAGAAGCTGGACTTGTTAGACCTGCGTCTACGTTTAGAACTGGTAATGCATCACCTGCATAACGTGTTTGGATAGCCATTTTTAATTCTCCTTAAATGTGTGCGCTTTCACGCATACATTTATTTATGAAGATTGTAAAAAAGCGGCCGTTAAGATGGATTTTTGTTGAAATGTGTGCCGCCGAAACCGGTTGCATCACGTATAACTAGCTTGGATAATCCAGTAGAAGTTGGGAATACAAACCCTTCTCCGCCGGCTTTACCGTCAATTGTTTGCCCAAAGCCCTGCACTTGTGCATTTAATTGTTGTACTAGGTTTACTTTTAGTGCATAAATTGCGTTCCAAATAGCAATCAATGCTTCGTATCCTGCCATATGCTGTGGGATATAGCCAGTTTCGCCGTCACCAATTAGCTTCTTGTGTTGTGCAGGATAATGTGTTAGATACTGAGCAACGCTGTCAATGGGCTCGCCATTGATTTGCTGTCCTGTGATCTTTTTGTTAAAGAATGTTTTTAACGTGCCCATAGCAGATTTAGTACCAACTCCGGTTCTAAACTCGTCTGCTAGACTACCGTACGAACTGATAGCAGCATAGGCCGCATTCAACAAGTTAGTGGGTTCGTTTAATACAAAAGAGTTTCCGGCAGTGGGACTAATAATAGCCACGTTGCTGTTATTGGTTAAACCTGTAACCCCGTCCCACGGGCGATCATTGTATTTGTGCACAACCATGATGCCACTCTTGCCACGTACCAATTTGCCCATTGGGCTATTCTCTGGGATAGAGTAAGTTACTGTGGTTGGTTTAAAAACAAAATTTCCGTTGACCAATGGTAACTTTCCAGTGTGCATTAGGTCGCCCATGAATACACCCGGTGTTTCGCCCACCGATTCTTTAAGACCCTGCCAAATCATAGTTAGTTTAGCGGGCAAGTCAGTTCGTATTTTGCCGTTCTTTTTATTGTGATCGTACTCTACCCATTGTTCTGGGCTAGTTGCATATATGCCTTTTGGGTACATATACTTGTCAGACACAAAGAATCGTCCATCTGCTGTGTGTCCAAAGTACAAAGCAATGCCGCCGTCCCACTTGATAGTAATACCACGAGGATCTCTGATTATCGCTGCGATATCATCTACTGTGCGCTGTGACTCAGCTGACCCCACAAAGATACTGTCTTCAGGATGCGGAATTCTAGGGTTACTTGCGTCAATTGTGGACTCAAACAGATAATCAATAAAATCTAACTTCATACTATATTATAACATTCAGTGTCTTTTAGGACTTGATGTCTCGCGTAGATTTTTAACAAAATTAGATAGCTTTTCGTATTCTGGATGACCGGGTTGATATAATGTACCGGATTCGTCGCGCCATGCATTAATGTTGGCAGGCATAGACCATTTCTTGCCCAGCTTGTCAGTTACAGTGATGCTGCCATCATTGTTTCTAATCATACGTGCTTTGGCCTGTGTGGGTGTAGCAGCAGGTGCAGTAGCAGCAGGACGGTTACTTCTCCATACTGCTGGACCTGTTGATCTTGGAGCCCATGGCTTTTTGGCTGCTGTTTTTGGACCACCTGTGGGCTTACCAGTTGCACCTACTGGTAAACTTGTACCTGCAGGTTCTGTAGAAGTTGCAAGTGGGCTAACTTTATCTAGAATCGATGTAAAACGTTCAGGTGCTTCTTTACCAGTTCTAAAATCAATCCATTTGCCATATTGATCACGTTGGAATGTGTTGTTCTTGTATTGCACAGTAGGAGGATCGTTATCTACTAATTCAAACTGTTGCTGGAATTTAGTGGCTTGAGGAGCAGGAACTTCAGTTTTGTTAACCATTGCATCAGCGGCTGCACCGGCATTGCCCTTGATATTATTTACAACATTCTTGGCGTACTGTTTAGCCGCTGCTTTATCTTTGCGATTGATATTCCATTCGCCAGTGTCGCCGTAGTTTTCTGCACCAACAACATTGCTGATTACATTGCCTAGTACACCCTTAGCTCTGCCGGTCTTGGGGTCATAGCCCATGCCCCAAGCTTCATTGATAACATCTTTAATCTTCACCCTTAAATCTCCTAACGCCGCGGCGGAATTTATCAGGTTCTTGTGCTCGAATACTGTTAAGTAATCTGCGTTCTAACTCACCTGCTTGCTCACTATCGTAATTTTCACGTATAAAATTTATTAGATTGATGGCGCCCTGTATCACATGGATAGCACGACTCTCAACCAGACTTGCTCTGTCTTTATGACTTAACAAGGTATCCAGCTCATCTAATATACTACGAGTACGTTTCTGCAAGATTTACTCCAATTGTTTATATTTAGCGAAAATAGTAAGAAAGGGTTTTAACAAAAATATGGAGCCAGGTCCGGGAAGATTTTAGCAAAATCTAAATTTCGTCTTGCGCTAAGTTCTGCTATCTTAGCTTTGGTGTGGTTGTATTTTTCAGCGTTAAATTTAAATGACTGCACAAAGGTGTTGAACCACGGGTCATCTTTATTATAGTCTAGACATTTTTTCATCAATTCATCGGGCATAGAATCCAATTCAAATGACCTAAATACATTGTGTCTAGTTACATCTGTTACATCACCCAGGCGGTTAGTATCAAAGTATTTCTTTTTCCAGTTTAACAACTCGTAATGGTGTAAAGTGTTTAGACAACTCATAGTAGGCTGAATGGTAAACATTGTGTTAACTGGGCAGGTGTCCTTGTACCACAGCATGTTTTCTTCAGCTTCGCTCCACACCGCACCATAACGAATAAACTCAAATCTTGGACCAACATCGTCAATGCTAAAGAACACTTTGATCAAACGACACTTTGCCCAGAGATCTAATACACGTTGCGATACCTTGATAGTGCCATTGGTGTTGTACCATGCATATATGTTCTTTAATCCAACTCGTTGATCTATGTAATTTAAGATAACTTCGTGCGTGTCAGTAAACAGTGGATCTCCACCGTAAAAATGTATGTTATCTAAATTAGAAAGATCAAGTGTATCTAGCAGTGCAATAATGTCGGGTTTACTAAGTCTAATAGGAAACACAGTCTTGGGAGTGTTTTCCTCTAGCCGCCATTTAGTACTGTTGTATGGACCACAGTATACGCAGGCAATGTTACAGGTGTAATCAATCTTAATCTCTAGGCCACGTGGCCCCGGCAGATCAGTTGCAGTTGAATTGTAGTAAGAGTTAACCCCTGTACGTCGACTTGTGCCGCCATGTTTTTCCATATAGATGCACTGCTCACAGCCCTTGCTATGCAACTGATCGGTTTTGTTTAGTTCACGCAGGTCTACTAACTTTTGAGTGTTCCAAACATCGTCACCAATTTGTGCAATCGATGTATCTTTGTACCAACAACATGCACCAACTTGTATACCACGGCTAGTTAACGTCAATGCTAGGTTGTTGTGTATGTCTGCACAAAATTTACTCATTGGATTTCTTAAGCTCCGATAACATTTTTCTTAATTCTGCGTTCTGTGCTTCGCCAGTTACTTTGGGGCCTTGTGGGCCTTTTTCCCATGCAGGTGTACCTGTTGCTCTTTCAAAGGGTTTAGGTGCACTATCGTCACTGGCTGCTTTGTTCTTAATCTGACTCATGATGCTGGCAACCGGTGGTGGCCCAAATCCAGAGCTTGCATTTTCAAGTCCCGGATCACTGATACGCATAGTCTCAATGTTGTATTCAAGATCGATTTTCTGCCCAACGCCAGTACTACTACGTGACTTCAAACATTGAATTTGATACTTGCCTCGTTCACGCATAGCTCTACTAGTAAAGATACCAAATACGTTGTCAGCAGTGTTGATTTTACTAATACCACCACTAATATGACTGTGGTCAAATTCAACTTCGTCAACAGCACTACGGTTCAACTGACTTGCTGTAACCAACAATACGCCCAGTTCTTTTGCCAAGTTACGTAGTTCTTCTGACACATACTTGTCCTTAACAAACAAGTCGTTGGGACTAACCTTGGCACTAACTGGCATTAACAAGTCCAAATAGTCAACCATAACAAAGTCGACTTGGTTTCCTGTTTGTATTTGATATTCTTTTAAGAACGCACGAATATCATTGATGTTGCTTTGTGCAGGCAAGGCTTTAACACGATAGCTACCAGACTTCTTGCCAACCATCTTGACTTTAAGTGTGGTTGTGTCAATGTCCTTGCGAATGTCTTTGGTACTCATACCAGACAACATAGCATCAGTACGCAAGCTACACAGTTCTTCACTAAGTTCTAAGCTAATGTAAACTCCACTAAGTCCGGATTGTAACCAACTTAATGCCAAGTTCATCATAACCAAAGATTTACCAGAGCCCGAGCCACCTGCAAAGATATTGAGCTCACCGCGACTGAAACCGCCATAGAGCAATCTATCTAACTGTGGCCAACCAGTGCTTACTTGTCCTCCGCTATTAAAGTATTTGTTAATACGTTCACTAGGGTCAGCAAAGTAATCAGTACCCAAGTCTTTTGTTAGGCTAATTTGTACTGCATCTTTGATTAGTTTTTCAATTGGAGCAAAGTCGCCTTTTTCAAGTAAGTCTGCACCTTTGAGAATTGCACGTTCTAGTTCTTGACGTTTGGTAAAGTTTTCGAACTCATCAATGAACCATTCGTTGTGTGCAGATAAGTCTGCCGATACTGTTAGTTCTGTGCCTGTTGTTGCTAAAATCTGTTCAGCTGTTGGCAAGGATCTATATTTGTCACTGTATTCACTGATAAACTTGGCCGTTTCACGTAGACTACGATCAAAGTTTTCAGGATTGTAAATGTTTTGCACACGCACAAAGTTTTGTGCGTCCTGCAACATCATTTCTAAAAATAGTTTTTGTATCTCTGAGTTATATTCTTTATTCATTATTAACTATGTATGCGTTTACGCATTAACTCTATCTTTAACCTACTCGATTGTTTGGCATCTAATATTGTTTTTAATGTAAACAATCGTCCATATGTGTGTACTGCTTCGGACACATCTTTAACTTCCTCGTGCCATACCGGAAAACTAACACTCCAACCATACTCAATTGCTTGTTCAATTAACGTGGATCCGGCCCATACTTCTTTACCTTTTACAATCTTAATATCAAAGTCCGGAACTACGATAACTTCTTTCCCCAAGCTGTCAATAATGTCTGCCTGCACTTCGCTGCACTCATTAGACAATATAGCAACGCCATCAATTGCCATCGCGTCAAACGGGCCTTCCACAACAATAACAAACTTGTTAGCTTGGGCTTGTCGATCCATGTTAAAGACGAAATTGGGTTCATAACTGTTATGGTACTTGGGTTTTATTTTATCGTCCCATGCCCTGGCTGTGTATCCTATTAGTTCATTGTGCCAAGTAAAAGGAATAATGGCCCTTTTGTGCATGTTGTGCTCAGTGTCATCTGTGCAGTAAAATTCATAATTTTCAAGCAGATTACCTTTACGTTTGTACACATACTCAACTGCGCCCTTTAGGTAATCTGGGGACACATAAGAATCATCTGTTAATTGCAAAAAGGTCTTCCACTCTGTAAAGCTCTTTGCGCCGACAGGCAGTGGACGTGGTTGGAATTTAATTTCTTCGGCTGGCTCTGATTTTAGTTCTTCTGGAGCAACCAGCTCTTTAACACGGATCGCATCAATTACTAAACGCTTAACGGAGTTCTCATCTGCTCCGAGCCAACTCAGGAGTTTTCGAAACTTATAGTTAAGATGTCTTCCTGGTGTGTAGTTGGCTTTGAAATTGCAGTTAAAACAAGCATAACTGACGCTACCATTGGGATTAGAAATAATTCCACCACGCCCACGAGTGTCACGGCTTTCGCCATTGTGTTCACAACATACTGCGTTAAAACTAGTCCAGCCGCTACTAGAAGTTTTCTTCTTGGCGGGTAGGTATTGTTTTATTGCATCCTGTATTGTTGTTAACATATGACTATTATATAGTCTTGTTTATCTTAGATCAAATAATATGAGCTCTGACTCTTCAGTTACGGTAAGGCCGATACTGGTTTCGTTTGTGTAGGCAAAGCCATCTCCTTCAGAGAACAATGCATTGTTGATTGTACCGGTGCCTCGCACAATGTAAACATAGTAACGTCTATCTCCGTTGATAGAATAGTTAAAGGGTTTGGTAAAAATCCCAGCAAGTAGACCGGCATCTGCTCTAATAGGTAGCTGTGCTGTTATATCGCAGAACCGGTTTAACTTGTCTTCTCGGGTAAATTGATGCCAGCTATACACAGGAGTAGCATTTTCAACTTCACTTCGGATCCATAACTGTAGATAACGTATGGGTTTATCGCTGGCGTTACCTTCGCCGTGGAACATGCCTGATCCGGCGCACATACGCTGAACGGCACCCGAAGGTATTTCTATAGTTTGCGTGTCGTCCTTGTGGTAGCAGGGACCATCTACAACATAACCAAAGATTTCCCTGTTAACGTGACGGTGACGACCGACATGATATCCAGGTTCTACTCTGTCGTCATTGATAGTTTCTAGTGCCCCAAAGTTCAAGTAGTCAAAGTTGAAGTACTCTTGAAAATGAAAGGTCCTATAACTTAATATAGAACCTTTCTTATCAATAACGCCTCTGGTATTAGCAGGACGTTTTTCAATCATATTAGCAGTCGAACCAACCGTAGTCTTCTTCGCCAATGATTAGATCAAAGCGGTAGATAATACGAACCTTGTATGTGATACTCCAGTCGTAATATGTGTTATTACTGAAAAATACAATACCACGGTCACTAAAGTCGTACATTGGATAACAACTCTGTGCGCTATCGCCCCAGTTGCTTACACTGTCATTCTTGTAAGGATCTCGAGGTTGTCTCTGATTGCTACCTAATCCTGTCCAACCAAAACTACTTGCTAAAGAACCGCTACTGGCAGTCCAGTCACCGATTGGCTGACGGTATACCTGCATCAAGTATTGACCTGTTCCACCTGCTACACCGTTGCCTAAACCAGGACTGTATTCAGTAGCAATGTCATCTTTCCAATCAAACCACTTGTAACCGTTGTTCCAGTTAGACTGTGCGGTACCTGGACGGTAGATGTCAAGTTGAATTTGTGTATAGCTACGATAGAAAGTAACCGCAATAGTGTCGCCTTGGTTGTAGCTTTGTGCTGTTTGAGCCCAGTTTAGATAAAATTCAGTTGTTCCGTTACTGTTACCGTACCAGTTAAAATCAATTGGACTTCCGCCATTGATAGTAATATATCCACTACGATAAGCACTACCAGTATATTTGTTAGTGGTTGTTCCAAGCGGGTATGTTACTTCACTGGCAAATGTCGGATACACCGACATTGGTAAAGTAATCTGCCAGTTGTCAGTGCGTGTATCTGTTGCGGTATAGGTAAATGAAGCTGTATCTGTTGTTTTACTTTGATATGCGGCACCGTCAAATGTAATAGTAATAGTACCATCGTTATTGTCAACTACACCGGTAATGTTTCGGTTATCGTTTGCTTGATTTTGTTTAAAAACAATAGACTGTTTGGCTAGATTAGCTGGATCTAGAAATGCTTCAAGAGCACTACCTGGCCCGCTACCTAACCAAGTGTATTCAGCTAAGCTGATAGTTACTGTGTTGTCAGCGGTGGATTCGGTTACATCGGGAATAAATGTGCTGTAGCGGTCATAGTTGCTGCCAATATAAGTTGTGCCTTCTGACCAGTACTTAACAACGATTTGATCACCTGGGGCAAACGGTACAGGTGCGTTATTTGCTACATATACACCCGGAGCTGGATTAGCAAGATTGCTGAAGAAACTGCTAAAGTTTCCAATGTCGTAATCACCTTTTAGGTAAAAGTAGATTTGATTTTCACGGGTCCAAGTTAGCCATACATCAGCCATTTGTGGCGTATCGCTGTCAGTAAATGTCAAGTTTCCGTTGTTGATATCGGCTACCATAGGAGCAGTTAGCGTAATCTCAAACTTCTTGTAGCCTTCTGTTTCAAAGGTAAATTCTCGCTTGCCTTGTTCGCGAACAAAGTGGAATGTGTTATCGTTAACACCGTCAGTAAATCCTGTGTTAAAGTCTCCCGCCCCGCCTGATCCACCTGCGGCATAATCAAGTAGGTTCCAAGCTGTTGAGCCGTCACCGTATTTGACTTTGTTTGTATCTGTTTCTAAACCTGGCTCACCTTGGGCTAGTACAGGGTTTGTTGCGGTCCAGTTTGCTGCCGAATCGCGTCTCAATTGAATTTTGCTTGACATTATTGTTTCTCCGTATTCTTATTTATTTAGAGCAATCTTTCGATGCTGATGAAGTTGTTGTTGTAATATGGGCCAATCATTAATATGATTCTATAGACCCTGCCGTTATTGTAATCGTTTACAATATATGTTGACCCGTCGCCTGCGTTGGGAAAGTGATATCCAAACCAACTTCCGCTGGGTGTTGTGTTATAGGTAGCGCCCGGCCACGCTGTTGAATGCCCGTTGCCGCCACCGTTGCAACTATAAGTAGCAGATATACTAAGAGTTGCTGTGCCGCTTACTGTAGCACACGACAGTCCTCTATTTCCGCTAGTTGTTACAGTAAACTTAAGATTGTCTAAGGTAACAAACTGCCCGGCATTTACATAACCGCTAGCGAATCCTTTGATACCTACGCCTGCTGGACCTATAGGACCTTGGGCACCAGCGGGTCCTGCCACTCCTTGCGGACCTGCGGGGCCTTGAGCACCATCCTTACCCGCTGTTCCCGGGAGACCGTCTTTTCCATCTTTACCCGGAAGGCCTTGAATACCCGTGGTGCCCACTGCTCCCGGAAGTCCATCTCGTCCGTTGACACCATCAACACCATCTTTGCCGTCCTTGCCAGCAGTACCAGGTTCGCCTCGTAAACCCTGTAAACCTTGCTCACCACGCTCGCCTTGGGGGCCAGGAATTGTTACAACACCTTCAGCATCAACACCTTGTATTGCTGTTGCAAGTGTTTCAAAGTTTTTGTTTAGCTCGCCTGTTAGTTTATCTAACTGAAGATAACTAGGGACACTTAGTTTGTCTAATTCTATTTTATTAATCATTGTTTATCCTTACCAACTAAAGTTGCTAGTTACCCACCATATAAATCCAAGTCCCGGGAGGTCTATAGATATAAGTTTTATGCTCCATCCTGGGGACATTCCGTATGGTGATCCTGGCCATCCTACTACACCAACTTCACTCTGACTAGTGTTTATTACAGTTATTTCTATACCAGCACGGGTTGGTACAGGTAGGCTAATAGTTTGTGCGTCAGTGCCTGTATAACCGTCAGCTTGTGTTACTAGAAACAAGTTATTAGTTACGTTAGTAATACCGATACCGTTAACACTTGTTGTAGCATCAATGAAGATAGTTTCTTGCCCTGTAGTAGCAAATGGATACGATCCGCCAGGATTAGCTATCCCAACGGTATCATCTCTACCATTGACTGCCATCATTGAGCTTCCTGAACGCAAGTATATGCTACCAGGATCAGTGTTAACTGGACTGTCAAGAGCAATAGTTAAATCGGCTCCTGCAAATTCTGTTAGTGCGGTACCGCCGCCGCCTACTAGTGCAGAGTTAGAACTGTCAGATGGGTAGTCTACTAATAGCAACTTAGTGTAGCCTGCGTCTACTGTAGCAGGAGCACTAGGAACAGTGTAGTTACCCGAGCTTAGGTCAACACCTTGTCCAACGTTGAACTTAAAATCTCGCATGTAGCCAACTAGTCCGGCATCGTGTGCTGTTTGATTCGCAACGCATAGAGGAACTGTACCTGAAGGAATATCAGTTGAGTCAGTCCACTGATTATAAACAGTACCGTCTAATCCCAAATACATGTGACCGTTGTAGCGAGTGATTAGGAAGTGATGCCACGTGTTAAGACTTAGGGAGCCGCCAATACCGTAACCAAATAGGCTACCGTTCATCCAGAAATACAGCATACCGTTTTCTGAACTAACTGCCAACGGGTTGGTTTGATTCCATGTACCAAAGCTGAACAAACGTGGATTGTTTGCGTAGCTGTCTTGATATACCCAGAAACTAACAGCAAAGTCACCAGTACCAATATTAAAGTCTGTGCTTGCTGGAGTTTGTGCATATCCATTTCCAAAGAACTGCATACTGCGATCAGTAAAGCCTGGGTTATTACCTGCTAGTGCTTCATCTGTTACAGTAACACTTCTATTGCCAGCTGTTAAGTACGGAGTATTAGTACTTCCAAACACGGGTATTGTACAGTTAGGATCACTATACAACTCAAGCTGATTCGACGCAGGAGTAGTAACATAAAAATCTTGGTCGTTTAATTCTACGGTAGTAGTGATACCGCTAATTCTAATCTTAGTTCCACTAGTTAATGCGTGATCAACTGATGTAGTGATAACAACAGGATATACAGGATCTGCTTGTACAATATTAACAATGTTAAACGTTGTTCCTGTGTAACCTGGAACAGTTGTAATAACACCGTTTGCTGGCAATGTCATCTTGCCTAGTGCGTCTAATGTCCACTTAGCTGTACCTACCCCGTCTTCACTGGCCTTTATTTCTACGCCGCTTAGTGATGGAAGTTTAACATAGTTTGCGTCATCACCTAGGAACAGATCAAACGAGCTTGCTTTGTTAATGTGAAAGTGACTAGGTAAACCTGGAGCTTCTAAGTTAACACCAAACTGTACGGTGCCGCGGTCTGTGACCATCTCAACACCTGCCGCTGCCACCAGATCCATCTTACCCGATGCGTCTGTAATACTGTTGCCACCGGGCACAGTTACTCTGCCGTCTGTGCCTAGAGTCAATACTTTATTGCCATTTACTAATCGGGCATGTTCTGGGCTAGTTAGGAATCCTAGTGTGTTCCAGGGTGTAGTACCATCACCTAACTTAATCTTATTGTTAGTAATATCTAACCCTGGCTCGCCATCGGCAAGTACAGGATTAATGCGACTCCAGTTTGTAGCTGTGTCTCTTCTAAGTTGAATTTTATTTGCCATTATGCTCCGCCACCATCTAAGTTGTATAAGTTGTTTTCTGTTAGTCTGTTGCCACCGTCAAAGGCTGCGTCAGCAACGCCGTGTCTTGTTGAACTAAATCCGCCATCAACAAACACAGTATCAGTTTCGTAATGTACGCTAGCACCACCACCGTCTAGGTTAGTATTGCGTGGAACATAGGCAGTTGCTTGCTTAGTACCATCCGGGAACTGTACCTTGCCGTCACCGCCAAAGATCCAGTTGTACTGTGTGCCCACTCCATCGTTATACGGAGCATCTGGTATCTTGTTGTTTGATGTAGTGATCATCAAACCGTTTTGTGTGCCGTTGTCTGTGACTGCACTAACAGCTACCATTTCTTCATGGCCAGCAACTCCGCCTGTGCCTTTGAATACCCTTAGTAGTTGTGATTCGCATTCAAACGGCGTAACGTCCGAAGGCTGTGCTGGGAAGTTAATCCACTGAATACTGGTCCAGTAATTAGATCCATCAACAACAAAGTGACTTTCTTGACCGTTAACCCCGCCTACAGTAATGTTTCGAGGTACTGTTAAATTACCATCTGCACCAAGTACTACTTGGTAATCGCCGCTGACAAGTCTATCACTTGCGCCATTAATTCCACCAGTGTAGGCTGTTGTTTGAATGCTACCGTCCGGAAAGTGTAAATCACCGCTGGCCTTAAAGCGCCAGGTATTGTGGTCACCGTCGGCTGTAATGGATACTTCGTTGTTTTCCTTCATCCAAACTTCGGCATATTTGTTGGCGTTGGGACCGCCGCTATCAGTGTATAGATCAAAATCAACAGCTCTGTTGATGATACCCCAAGGAACGGCAACCGTTTTAGAGTTATCTACTTGTGTCCAAATAGCAGCCTGTGGTACGGTGTACACTAATTCAAACTCTTCACCTGGTGAGTAACCGTCGGCATCCTGTCCCGGCACATAATTCCAGGTAAATGCCCAACGGTCGCCAGTCCACTGCTCGGCGATACAATCACGAACGTAACCATCAGTTACGTTGCCTGACACTTGCCAACCCGATAAAGGTAATGATGCCGCTTGTAGTACTGCATCAATTGCTGGGTAATCACCCAAAGCAATCACAACACTCATTAGGGTCCCACCCTGGCTTTGTCCTCTATTATAACCTTCGCTAGTAACTACAGTATATCCTTGGCCCTCGTTTGGTCCCATGTAATCTGCGGTTGAAACATAAACTTGTCCACTAGGTGTTAATGCCAGTGTTCCTGCTTTGTCGCCATCCTCGCCTAATGGGAAAGAAACCGTACGCTGTACTAGAGCACTGCTCCCACCTGTTGAGAATTCGTATTCAGTGTCGCTGGCCTGTGGGTAAACCGCAAACGGAATCTGCACCCAGTCTGTGTTTACAAAGTTACCAAATGGGTCACGGTCTGAGCCAATGTAAGCCCACATGCCGTTATTCTTAGCACCATTAGCTTCTACATCATTCCATCCACTACCTGGACTAGCAATACCAATATCACCAAGATATCCTTCACCGTCTGCTGTAGCACCGTAAGAAGCGTTTACATAACTGCCGTTTGGTGTATACTGTCCGTCTAAGATAGAATAGTATGTGTGATCAATAATGTACACGAACGCATCAGGAGTAAACTGATATGTTTGATCCCCAGTATCTTGAGTTTCACCTGCGTGGTAGCCAGTAGCACGAGTCAGGCCCGGAACAACTAGCTTACCAGTTTGAGATTCAGTTAGTACACTGTTACCAATGGTAATAGATCCTGGGCCCACATAAATGTGTCGTACACGATTAGCCGGTGTGCCGATGTCTTGCAGGATATCAGTACCCGGAACTAAATGTCCGACTTTGTTAAAAGTCCACGACTTTTGAGCACCGCTAAAATCTGTGATTAATTCGATGTCATTTGGACCAAGGCTGAATTGTGTTGTTCTTTGGTTAGTGACAACATCATAATTCTTTAGTGTAAGAGTAACACCGCCTGGCTGTCCTTCAACTGTGGGGTTAAAGACTGAAAGGTTTAAGTCGTTGCCTATTTGAGCATCAATGGAACCTGGAATAGTTAAATCACCAAACTGGCTGAAGTCCCAAGTCTTAGTAATACCAGTGTCACCGCTCATAATGCTCACTGGGCCGTAGAAGTTATTAACTTGTAATGGATCGGTAGAGCCATTGGCTGGTACAACTACTGCTGACGTTGCACCGTGTGATAGGTCAGCATTTTCAATGGTTACACCATTGAAATCGTAAATGAAGTCAGTAACGAATCTAATATTACCAGTATCAGCGGGTGCACCCGGATCACCTTGTGGTCCTTGTGGTCCTTCGGGACCAATCGGTCCTG